TTTTTGGGGACCATTGCATTTTATCTGGTGGCAAAATAATCTTCAAACAAATAATCTTCGAACAAATAAAGTATGAGCATATTTAATAAAATTAAATCTATATGGAACAAGAATGGTTTTGAACTTATTTTGATAGGATGTTTAATAATTATAGCAATTTTAGCAATAACAAAAATTGGGAAAAAAGGAACTTGGTCAAACAGTTTCATTTACGATCCATACTCTAAAAACACAAGAAAAGGTATTTTACAATACATTGATAATCTTCCTGGGTATTCTTCTAATAATTCTTCTAATCATTCTTCTAATCATTCTTCTTATAACAAAAACTATCACCAACAAGACTTCAGTCAAACTTTTAAAAAACCACAAAGAGATAGTAGCGGTGAAACTGAATGCAGAAGAGTTTTACAGAAACATTTTAAAAGACGGTTTGATAAGTGCAGACCAAATTTTTTAAACAATCCTGTAACAGGAGGTCATTTCAATATGGAATTAGACTGTTATGATAGTGATCTTAAGATAGCGGTTGAATACAACGGTGTTCAACACTATAAATATCTTCCATTTTTTCATAAAAACAAAGAAGCATTTTATAACCAAAAATATAGAGATGAATTGAAAACCCGTATGTGTAGAGATAACGGAATTGTTTTAATAGAAGTTCCTTATACTGTTAAAATTCAAGATATTGAAATGTATATTATAAATGAGTTGCGTAAATATTCTATTCATTTATAAGAGATTTACTTGTTCTTATTTCTTAATGCCGATGGAAGACTACTTTCATCAAAGCGTCTGCTTTCTTCTCTTCGACTTTCAGTTCGTCTGCTTTCTTCTCTTCGACTTTCAGTTCGTCTGCTTTCATCTCTACGAGAAGGAGTTTCTTCTCTTCGACTTTCTTCTCTTCGACTTTCTTCTCTTCGAC